AAGATAGAAGTAAATGCAGTCGAACCACAATGCGGAACTACCTTAACACTAGGTGCTTCTGGTGATACGGTAACTTTAGGAAGTGGTGCTAGTCAATCAGGTTTTGGTAGAACAGGGACCGTTGATTGGGATACAACTCCAAAAACAGGTACTTTTACTGCTGTATCTGGAGATGGATTTTTTTGTAATACAACTTCATCTGCTTTTACTTGTAACTTACCAGCAGGTACTGCTGGAGCAATAGTATCTCTTGCAGATTATGCAGGTACTTGGGATTCAAATAATTTAACTGTATCACCAAATGGTTCAGAAAAAATTGGTGGAACAAATGCTGATGTAGTTTTAGATACTGAAGGTCAATCAGTAACTTTTGTATATGTTGATTCAACACAAGGATGGATTAATGTTCAAGATTCAACATCTAATGAAAGAGGAAATGCTTTTATGGTAGCCACAGGTGGAACAATTACAACTTGTGGAAATGACAAAATTCATACTTTTACAGGTCCAGGGACTTTTACAGTATCTTGCACAGCTGCTTGTGCAGCAAACAATTTAGTTTCATATTTAGTAGTAGCAGGTGGTGGAGGCGGTGGTGGAGATTTAGCGGGCGGTGGTGGAGCAGGTGGATTTAGAGAAACTAAAAGTCCAGCAACTCCTTATACAGCTAGTCCATTAGATGGATATTCAACACCAGGAAATAGAATTACAGTAACAGCAACAGGTTATCCAATAACAGTTGGTGGGGGAGGCGCTGCAGGAGCTGGTCCAACTATTACAGAGGGTTGTAGAGGAAATCCTTCGATATTTTCAACTATAACATCTACAGGTGGTGGTGCAGGTATGGTAAGAACATCTCAACAAAGTGGGCCCCCTGCTCCTGCAAAAGCTCCAGGTGGATCAGGTGGTGGCGCTGCTTATAACAATGGTACTAACGGAACAGGTAATACTCCCCCGGTGACCCCACCTCAAGGAAGTAATGGAGGAACGGCTCCAGGAGGCACTGATGCTGGTGGCGGTGGTGGAGGCGGTGCAACAGCCGCAGGAGGCGCTGGTGCTGGTCCAACTACTGCTCAAGGACCCGGAGGTGCTGGAGCAACAACAAATATTAATGGTTCACCAACAGCTTTTGCTGGTGGCGGTGGAGGCGGCGGTTGGAGTGCTCCAAGTGCTGGTGGTTCTGGTGGTGCTGGTGGAGGAGGTAAAGGTGGAGATCCAGGTTCTGGACCAGGTCCAAAAAGTGGAACAGCAGGAACAGCTAACACTGGAGGTGGTGGTGGCGGTGCACACGCTGATGCTACTGCAGTAGGTGGCGCAGGCGGTTCAGGTATAGTAATAATAAGGTATAAATTTCAATAATTATGACAAGTACAATTAAAGTAAATACAATACAAAATACATGTGGAGCAGACATTATAAAAGAGTCTGGTAACACGATAACTCTTGGTGCAAGTGGCGATACCGTTACTCTTGCATCCGGTGCGACACAGACAGGTTTTGGTAGAACAGGTACAGTTGATTGGCAGACAGGATCAATTAAAACTGCAACTTTCACTGCAGCGAATGGTGAAGGTTATTTTGCAAACACTTCAGGTGGAGCATTTACCATGAACTTACCAGCAGGAACTGCAGGAAACATTGTATCTGTTGTTGACTACACAAACACATTTCAAACAAATAATTTAACAGTTGCACCAAATGGTTCACAAAAAATAGGTGGAGTTGCGGCTTCAAATGTTTTAAACACAGAAGGACAATCGGTAACTTTTGTTTATGTAGATGACACTGAAGGTTGGAAAAACGTTCAAGATTCAACTTCTAATGTAACAGGAAAATCTTATATATGTGCTTCAGTAAGTGGTGCGTGTAACACACTAACAACAGTTGATACAAATTTTAAAGTGGCTATTTTCAAAGGCCCAGGAACTTTTACAGTAAATTCTGTAGGAACTTGCGCTCCAAATAACGTGGTAGATTATTTAGTGGTAGGAGGTGGTGCATCAGGTGGTAAAGGATCTAGTGCAGGAGCTGGTGGTGGCGGTGCTGGAGGTGTAAGAGTATCCCCAGGAACTTCAACAGGATGTTGGACAGCTTCTCCTTTAGGAGCTTCTCCAGCAGCAGCTTTGCCTGTTACAGCAACAGGTTATCCAGTAACAGTAGGTGCAGGCGGTGCGGCTAAGGCTTGTAATGGTAATAATGGAAACCCAGGTTCAAATTCAGTTTTTGCAGGATCAAGCACAATAACATCTGCTGGTGGAGGTGGAGGTGCAGGACACGATCAAGCAGCCGAAAATGGTGGAAGTGGTGGTGGAGGCGCACCTATTTCAGGTACGGTACAACCAGCTGGATCAGGAAATACACCTCCTGTTAATCCACCTCAAGGAAATAATGGTGGCACAGGTGCTTCTCCAGGAGGAGGTTATCCATCTGCTGGTGGAGGTGGAGCTCTTGCTGTAGGTGCAAATGGTGCAAGTCCAAATAATAACACAGGTGGTGCAGGTGGTGCAGGTGCACAAATAAATATATGTGGAAATAATTATTTTTGGGGTGGTGGCGGAGCCGGTAGTGCGTGGACAAGTCAAAATGGCGGAGCTGGTGGATCCGGTGGTGGAGGTGGTGCAGCTGGTCAGGATGCTGGTGGAGCTGGTTCAACTACTGGAATTAATAACGCTGGAAATGGAAGCACACCTGGACAAGGAACTGGTGGGGCTGGTGGTGTTAATACTGGTGGAGGCGGAGGTGGAGGTAATGCTTCAGGTCCAGCTCCTACCGGAATTAGTGGAGCAGGTGGTTCAGGTATAGTAATAATAAGATATAGGTTTCAATAGGTAAATTATGAGTGAAATAAAAGTAAATAAAATTAGTCCAAGAACAAATTGTGGTACAACTACATTAGGGGATAGTGGAGATACATTTACTATTCCTGCAGGCGTAACAATAACAAATAACGGAACTCAAACAGGTTTTGGTAGAGAAGGTTCTGTTGATTGGCAAACAACTATTAAGACTGGTGATTTTACAGCAGTAAGTGGTGAAGGTTATTTTATAAACACAACTAGCGGTGAAATTACAATGACACTTCCATCTTCTCCTAGTGCGGGAGCTATTGTAGCTATAAAAGATTATGCAAATACTTTTGACACAAATAAATTAACTATTGCAAGAAATGGTCAACCTATAAGTGGTGATTCTCAAGATGCAGAAATTGTAACTGAAGGTCAAGCGTTAACATTGGTATATGGTGATGCAACAAAAGGTTGGCAATCAGTAGCAGCTGCAACTGAATCTGATTTACCTAAACCAGGTTTTATAACTGCAACAGGTGGAACAATTACAACTGTATGTACAAATTTTAAAGTTCACACTTTTACTGGTCCAGGTACTTTTCAAGTTACTAATGCAGGTAACCCTGCAGGTGCCAATACTGTTTCTTATGTAGTAATAGGTGGCGGTGGTGGATCTGGAAGAAGTTATGGTGGCGGTGGTGGTGCTGGTGGGTTTAGAGAATCAAAAGCAGCGACTGATACTTATACAGCTAGTCCACTAAATGCAACATCAGGCCCAACATATAACTTACCAGTTACTGTCCAAAGTTATCCAATAGTAGTTGGAGCTGGTGGAACTAAAGCAACTGACCCTGCAGCCGCTACTAATGGTGTTAATTCAAGTTTTTCAACTATCACATCTGCTGGCGGTGGAGCTGGTGGTCACTTTACTCCTACTTCAGCTCCAGGTAAAGCTGGAGGATCAGGAGGGGGTTCAGCAGATGGTTGTTTTTCTGGAGGAGCAGGTAATACACCTCCAGTTAGTCCACCTCAAGGACAACCTGGAGGAAATTCAACTCCTCCTGGTGCTGCAGCCGGTGGTGGCGGAGCAGCAGCTGCGGGAGGAAATACTGGAAGCCCAATGGTTGGAGGAACAGGTGGAGCTGGTGTTGCATCTTCAATTACAGGATCTCCAGTTACTAGATCTGGGGGAGGCGGTGGTTTTGGTGCAGGTACTATTGGTCCTGGCGGAGCTGGTGGTGGCGGAGCTGGTGCTCCTGCTGGAACAGCAGGTACAGCTAATACAGGTGGTGGAGCTGGTGGAGCTGGACCTCAACCGAATCCTGGAACTAATGGAACTGGTGGTAGTGGAATTGTTATTATTAGATACAAATTTCAGTAGTTGAATGATAATTAAAATTAATATATAAGGAGAAACATTATGGCACATTTTGCAAAACTAGGATCAAACGGAAAAGTTATCGCAGTATTAACTTTAAATAATGGTGATATGCTTAACGCTGATGGTGTTGAAGATGAATCAGTAGGTCAACAATATTTAGAAACACATAATAATTGGCCTGCACAAATGTGGATTCAAACATCTTACAATACATCAGGTAATAAACATAGCTCTGGCGATAACTCAAAAGCATTTAGAGGGAACTATGCAGGTATAGGTTATGAGTGGGACGAAGATAATCAAATCTTTTGGCCTAAAAAACCATATGCATCTTGGGTAAAAAATACAACCGATGCTAGATGGCAATCACCAATTGGTGATGCTCCAGCATTAACTGCAGAACAAGAAGCACAAAATACAGCTGATACTCACGACTGGCATTACGTTTGGAATGAAGCAAATACAACTTGGGACTTGACAGACTCAAAAGCATAAATTAAAAATGGTGGTGGTATGCAGAAGAAAGTATTAACAGAGCAAGCATTATATTTTGGTGATGTAGCAATGCCTAAAGATTGGGACATTGACCGGGATAAACTATCAGGCGACATCTTACAATCACAAATTCAAAACAAGGAATTTCCCTTCTCAAGGACTTGGGATATGTTGAATACTTATATGCGAGACCATATAAATTTAGACTATGGATTTACTTTAGTTAATAAAGAAACGTGGGGTAACATCTATAAACCTGCGGAAACAACTATTCCTTTATTAAATATTGATCCAGTGGATTTACGTAACTCACCAGACTTTACATTATTATATGGTGTAAAAGTAAAAGATTGTATGGTCAGAATACACTTTGAAGATAATAGACGTAAAGGTAGATCCTGGGACATACCACTTTTAAATAACAGATTTATAATGTTTCCATCAACAAATATGTATTACCTAACCAATAATCAAAAGGATAGTTTAAATTTTGTACAAACTATAACGTATGAATATATCTAATTATTATTGGTATTTTAGTGGTGTTCTTACACCTAAATTCTGTGATGAAGTAATACAATATGCTAATGCACAAAAAGAAGTTATGGCTAGAACAGGTGGCTATGGTGATAGAAAATTAAAAAAAGAAGAAGTAAAAGATTTAAAAAGAAAAAGAAACTCTGAT